GGAGAAGCATCGGCTTAATGGCCGGTGCTTTTTGTTGCGACGTCGCAACATAGGGATTTCATTATCTGGATAATAATGGTATAATGTTAAAAAATGTACGGAGGAAGAACATGGATAAACGTTACCAGATATTTGTGAGCTCAACATTTGAGGATTTAAAAGAAGAGAGAAAGAAAATCATTGAAGAAATATTAAATTTTAGCCACATTCCTACTGGCATGGAGAACTTTACTGCTTCGCATGATGAACAATTTGAATACATAAAGAAGATATTGCAGACTTGCGATTATTATGTCCTTGTTGTTGGCGGGCGTTATGGTAGTGTGAATCCTAATACAGGTATAAGTTATACCGAGCAGGAATATAATTATGCACTTGAGCTGGGCTTGCCTGTGTTGGCATTTGTTCATGAAAAGCCATTTGATTTGCCATATGAAAAAAGAGACGATGACAATAGAAAAGCTTTTGAGGCTTTTTTAGGCAGGGTAAAAAGTGGTCGTTTGGTAAAATATTGGAATAGTATAGATAAACTTATTGCTGATGTAATAATTAGCTTAAATCATGCGTTTAATAATAATCCACAGTCTGGTTGGATTCGGGGAGGAGATAATAATAATTCTGAGCTTCTTGGGCAACTAAATGATTTAAGAATTGAAAAGGAGAAGCTTGAGAGTGAATTGGCGAGGATGAAAGAGGAACAGATCACAAGTAGTGTAAAATTTGATAATTTAGCTGAAATGTCAGAAGTTTATACTATAAAAGGAAGTGTGGACTCAGAGGAGAAGGAATATGATTTTACCTGGGATCAAATTTTTATGAGCGTTGCTCCTGAAATTCAAGTAACCGAAATGGTAATTGAGTATTTTTATCAGCTTCTACAAAGTAATCTCGGTGATGGTTTTAGTTATATAGATAGTAAAAATCTGCAAACAATTAAGTATCAACTGTATGCGCAAGGTCTTATCCTTTTAGATGCAGGGAATGGTAATGAATGGGTGAGCTTAACTTCGAAAGGAGAGGAATATTTAATTGGTTTAATGACAGTGAAGACAAAATACCGGTAGCTTATAGGGAGTAACTACAAAATAATTACATTGACGTTATAATAGACCCCGTGCTAAACTGTACATGTATAATTTTATCATATGTCAGGGGATTGCCGAAAAATGAGCGGTGATCCCTTTTTTGCTCCCCAGAAAGGGGCAAATATGCACATAAAAAAGGTATCAGTAAGTGAATTACAAACGGCTGCCTATAATCCAAGAAAAGATTTGCAGCCAGGCGATCCGGAGTATCAGAAGCTGAAAGAGTCCATCAACAAATTTGGCTGTGTAGAGCCTATTGTCTGGAATGAGCGCACCGGAAATGTCGTAGGAGGTCATCAGCGCTTAAAGGTTCTGATCGACCAGGGTGCCGAAGAAGTCGAGGTCAGTGTGGTCGATTTGGATCCGATAGAGGAAAAGGCACTCAACGTGGCCTTGAATAAGATATCAGGCAGCTGGGACATGGATAAACTGGCTGATATCATGCAGGAATTGGTGGAGGCAGACTTTGCGTCGTTGACCGGTTATGATGAAAAAGAGATCGCGGACATGTTAAAGGAAGCTGAAACGTTTGAAATGGAGCTGAATGAAGCCAGCAGCCAAAGATCGGAAGGAGGGAATTTTAATTATCGCGAACAGTATGGAGTCATTGTAATATGCGAAAATGAGTCGGTGCAGCAGGAAGTTTATGAAAATCTCATTGCACAGGGGTATGAGTGTAAGGTGGTGGCAACATGAATCATCTCACCAAAATTGAAGTCCATAATCGGACGAGTGATTTCAATAGTTACAGAGCAGCACGTGTAAAAAGTCTATTCAATGCTTCTAATGGATGCAATTTTGATTTAGAAGCTGAAATCGACTTGTCAGGGGATTGGGGGATCGGAGTAGTAGTTGGCCCTTCGGGTTCCGGAAAATCTTCAATAGGCAAGGTGATTTTTGGTAAAAACTTAATACATGATTATTCAAAGGGCTGGGATCCCGAAAAACCGATTATTGATGAAATAGCTCCCCAAGGTGACTTTAATGAAGTTACGGGAGCTCTGGCAAATGTCGGGCTTGGTGATGTCCCAGCGTGGCTCCGGCCGTTTCATGTGCTGTCAAACGGGGAACAGTTCAGAGCTGGCCTAGCCAGACTAATCTGCGAGAAGCCGGAGCAGGTAGTTGTTGATGAATTCACTTCGGTGATTGACAGGCAGATAGCAAAGATAGGTTCACAGGCCTTCCAGAAAGCATGGAGAAGGACTAATCCGAACGGGAAGGTGGTGTTACTAACCCCACACTATGATATTTTAGATTGGGTTCAGCCCGATTGGATATTTGATACTAAAACTAAAATATTTGAGCGTGGGTGTCATCGGCACCGCCCAAAGATCGAACTACAGATTTTCAAGACGGACGGTAGTTACTGGAGATATTTTAAACCACATTACTATTTAGATTTACCTATGCCGCCTGCAGCGGAGTATTTTGTCGGTACTGTAAATGGGGAGCTCGCCTGTCATCTGGCGGTGTCTCCTTTTTTTAATGCAAAAGCATACCGTTCCACTCGACTCGTAACCATGCCGGAGTGGCAAGGGGCCGGGGTGGGGTTCCGGTTCTTAGAATGGATATGCCAATACCATCTGGAGGGGAACGGCCGATGCCAGAAAAAGTATCCTACGTTCTTTCATACGTCGCACCCACAATTATGTATGGCGTTGCGCAGGGGAAAAAAGTGGGAGCAGACGAGCGCTAGATTATATGGTGATAATAAAATCAAAAGCATAAGGACAATCCGAAATAGTCCGTCTGGTGGTTTGGTTCAAGGGGCCGGATATGGTGGCCACTTCCGAGCGGTACAGGGATTCAAATACATAGGTGCGGAGGTGTGAATAAGTGAATCTATTTATTTGTGGACAAAAAAGTTTTGGTAAGGCGGTTATGCTTGAACTCTATGATCGGGGACATAATATTGTCGGTATCGCGCCGCCACCACAGGAAAAATATTATGATAAAATGATAGGTCCAGCTCAAATGAAAGGTATACCGGTCATAAGTAATTTGGAACGGTTGGTTTCCGCTGATATTCCGGACAATACCGATTTGATAATTGCGGCGCACAGTCATTTTTATATTTCTGATAAGGTAATCGAAAAGGCCAAATTTGGAGGGATCGGTTTTCATCCGTCGTTATTACCCAGGCATCGCGGTAGGGATGCGGTACGCTGGGCTGTTGCTATGGGTGATGCGATAACCGGTTGCTCGGTATATTGGATTAATCAGAAGGTTGACGGCGGAGATATATTAGCTCAAGAGCCGGTGTTTATTGATCGATCATGGGACTATCATGATTTGTGGAATGCCATGTTTCCGATTAGTGTGAAAATGTTGTGTGATAGTGTGGATATGATAGCCGCCGGCAAACTGGAGCGGTTCCCTCAAGACGAAAGGTTTGCGACCTGGGAGCCAGCCTGGGAAAATAACCGGCTGAAAAGGAATGAGCTACTGCAACTTATGGGGTAGTGGCGTTAACAAAACAAACACGAATGAGAGGTGGTGGTATTGAGTGACGCGAGAGCGCCAAATTATGAATTAGCCTATGAGGACTACCGAAAAGGCATGAAATATAAGGAGATTGCCGAGAAGTACGGTGTCACGCTCAACACTGTCAAGTCATGGAAGACCAGATACAAGTGGTCAAAGGATCCGAAAAAAGGTATGCACACAAAAACAAAAAAGGTGTGCACACAAAAAGGCGGCCAGCCCGGCAACCGGAATGCGGCAGGAAACTCTGGAGGTGCTGCACCGCCGAAAAATAAGAATGCCGAGAAGCACGGCTTCTACTCCAAATGGCTGCCAGAAGAGACTAATGAAATTATGGAGACAGTCCGTGGTATGGACCAGGCAGATATACTTTATGAGAATATCCTGATTCATCAAACTGCTCTTATACGATCCCAGCAGATCATGTATGTCAAGGATCGGGACGACATCACGAAGGAATTGAAGAAAGTCAAGACCGCTACCAGTGGCATGAGTGGAAAGAATAAGTCTTCTGAGTTGGAATATGAGTTCCTGTTTGCCCACGATAAGCAGGCCAGCTACTTACAGGCGCAATCCCGGGCAATGCAGACGCTTCTGTCCATGATTACTAAATTCAAGGAAATGACAGCTCCAGATGATGAGCGGTTGTTACGGCTTGAGCTTATGGAAGCTGAACTGGATAAGCGTAGGAAGGAAGCAGCATCTGTCGCCGATGAGGATAGCGCAGTGGGTGACTGGATTAGTGCAGTCATGGAACCAGGATACAGTGAGGAGGCTGATGCGGAATGAGAAAGCCTGAAGCAAACCAGCGTTGCGACGTCGCAACAGAATCTAAGCGGAAACTCTTTTTCAGAAACCGTGTGCCCCTGTATCGAAAAAATCCTGTCATGTTTGCACGGGAAGTGCTGCAGTTCGAGCCGGATAATTGGCAACAGGAAGCGCTCATGGATCTGGCCAGCAATCCTAAGGTTAGTATTAAGTCCGGTCAGGGTGTCGGAAAAACCGGTATAGAGGCGGTTGCCCTTTTGTGGTTCCTATCCTGTTTTCCATATCCCCGGGTGGTTGCCACGGCACCGACCAAGCAGCAGCTGCATGATGTGTTATGGTCAGAGGTTGCTAAGTGGATGGAACGGTCACCGCTACTGGTTAATATCCTGAAATGGACCAAAACATACATCTACATGAAGGGGCATGAGAAGCGTTGGTTTGCGACGGCCAGAACCGCAACCAAGCCGGAGAACATGCAAGGTTTCCATGAGGATAATATGCTTTTCATCATTGATGAGGCTTCCGGTGTCGCAGAGCCAATCATGGAAGCTATCCTGGGTACCTTATCTGGCGGGAATAATAAGCTTCTGATGTGCGGTAACCCGACTAAGACCAACGGTACATTCTATGACAGCCACGATCAAGATCGAGCGCTGTTCTGTCGTCATACAGTTTCTTCTGAAGATAGTAAAAGAACCAACAAGGAAAACATCAGGTCTCTTATCAAAAAGTACGGATATGATTCCAATGTGGTTCGGGTTCGTGTCCGTGGACTGTTTCCGAAGCAGGAAGATGATGTATTCATCATGCTTGA